AATTTGGCCGTAGCATCAGCGGCAAAGTAACTGCTTCCCAGCGGCGCTTTGAACAGGATGTGCAGAAAATAAATGGTACCGAAACGAAAGATGGCTTGCAAGCGAGCATTTCCGTTCATAGCGTCCTGCGAGCTGAAGTCCGCGGCGTGAAGACCGCAGACATACAGGATGCCTTGACGAAGCCTCTGGAAATCAGTAAGATAAAAGAGGACAGTAAGGGCAGAAAAAGCAAGCGCTATATCGGCGAGCAGGCGACCGTTGCGGTCAATCCGGCCACCGGCGTGGTTACAACCGTCTGGCCTACATCTTCTAAACTTCGGGATAAACTAAAAGGAGGCGCGCAATGAAACGGGATTTTACAAAAAAACAGCTTGAACTACTGTCTAAAATGGATCTTCCTTTCGATCCGTCCGGCGAGTTGTCGGAAGAGGAAGAATTACAGATGGAGGAAAGCGTATCCAACTACTTCGCGTTGCACGGGCTTGCCGGAAACGGTGACCAAACAAACCAAACTGGCGAATTGTGCGCCGACATTATGACGATCCTTGCGCAGTAACAGCTGAATACGGAATCAGGCTCACAGTCTTTTGACTGCGGGCTTTTTTCATGCCCAAAACGCACTTACGGCTTAAAACTGCGGGCGGGGCGGCAAGGCCGCAAATAACAGCCGACGGGCTTAAAACGGGAGGTTCAGACCTATGAAACAATTTTTGCACGTCCTCTGGGTGATCTTGTTATTCCCCGTTCTGCCAATCGTAGGCATCCCGGGTGCCGGCGGTAAGGCGGACGGCGAAAAAGACGATGAGGCCACGGACGGCACGCATGCCGGTGAGGGTGACGACGACCCGGACGAAGACGAATCGTCGGAGAGTGATGACGAAGAGATCATCATGAAGCAATCGGAACTGGACGAACTGCTTGATAAGCAATTTCGCAAAGGCGCGCGCAACGCACAGTACAAACAGCGCAAGGCTGCCAAAGAAAAGCCGGGCAAAAAGGACGATGACGACGCGTCCAAAACGGAAGAAAAGGCAGAGGAAAAACTCAAAGCAGCCAACGACAGGCTATTGCGCGGCGTCGTCCGTGAACTGGCTGCCGATCTTCAAATCAGTGCCAAAGGTGCGAAAGCTGCCCTCAAGCTTGCTGGATTCGAGGAGTGCTTCGACAGCTCTGGCGAGCTGGATGAAGACGCTGTGAAGGATGCACTCGAGGACTTCCTGAAAGAATATCCGGAATTCTCAATCCGGCAGGAAGAAGAGGATGTTCCGCCCAAAGCATGGGGCCTGCGGCAGAAAGGCAAAAGCTCAGCAAAGCGCGATGGCGTAGAGGAAGCTTTTGCCGCGCTGAATCCCGATATTAAACTTTAACTGGAGGAATGAACAGTGGCGCACAACAAACAGGAACGCTGGTCCAAGATGGTTGACGCGAAGCTGCGGCAGACGCTTGTGACCAGAGACAAAACAATTTTCAATAACCGTTATGAGGGCAACCCAAAAGCCGGGAAGGTCAAAATCCCGGTGCGGGATACCGAGGTTGAGGTGAAGGCTTATAACAAAAGCACCGGCATCGACCTCAGCGAAGGCAGCACCTCCTATATCGATCTCAACATTGATCAGGATGAAGCCGTCAACGAGCTCATTGATGGTTACGACGCGGCCGCCGTGCCGGATAATCTGATCGCCGACCGTCTGGACAGCGCGGGGTATTCTCTGGCCTTGTCGATGGATCTGAAATCAATCCGCTTGCTC